AAAAGCCACAAGAAGAACAGAATTATTTGTTGAAGCAGTTCCTGTTCAAAACATTGAATTAAAAATACAAAATATGAAAGAAGTATCTAAGTTCCGTAGGTTTATGGATATTTTACATACATCAGGTGCTACTAATAATACAAATATAGAACCTTTCAAAGTACAAGGTGCTGAAATACTACATGATGTTGCTATTGTTGCACAAAGAAAATTAGATATGACACTAAAACTAATTGATTTTGGTAGAAAGGGATTATCTTTTAGATATAGACAATCTTCATACAGAACAGAATTTGCTGAATTTTATTTAAAGAGTCAAATTGATAAAGCACCAGCATCAGTTGAAATTGGTCCACATACGATTGAAGTTGATTTAACAGATTTAGATGAACAAGAATTATTAGAAAATAAAAAGAATGAGGAAAAGGCTTTAGGTTGGATTAAACAACAAATTGATGATAAGAAGGGTGAAATTTTTGAACAATACAAAACCTATGTAAATCAATCTTCTAGGGCTAGAGTACAGGCTAGAAATCTATTAAGAGAATCACAAAAAACAGCACAGGGTAAAATATCCCAAGAAAAATTAGAAGAGATAAAAAGAATATACAAGGAAAATAATATTAGTATAGGACCTGGAACAGTTGAGTTTTATTTAGGTAGAGGCGATGGTTCTATAAATTATAGTGATGCTATTAGTTCCTTTGATATTGATTTATCTAAAATATTTTTAGCGAATATGTGGTCTTGGTTATTTTTACAATATAGTAATTCAGATAGTTCAGCCGAGTTTCAAGAAAAAGTAAAGGTTTTATCTACCACAACAGGATTTAAAAATTATATTCCAGCAGGAAGAACATTCCAAACATTAGGTGAAGAATCATTTGTTGATACAATGAGAGTTATTTTAACTATGATTAGAATATTTTATGATGATTCTTTCTTAGATAGTTATAATCAAGCAATTGATAAGATAAGTAAGCGTTTCTATATTAATATGGAAAAGGCTAAAGATGTTTTAGAAGAAGAAGAAGGTTTTGATGATGAAGAAGAACAGTTAGAATTAATCATTGAAGGTTTCTTAGATGATATAGACCAAACATCTTTTAAGGAAAATTTAATGGGTTGTAGAGATAGTTTAGAAACTATTATTACAGAATTAAATAAATTATTATTAAACTTAGATGATAAAGTACATACTGAATTACATGATATATGTCGTGAAATAGGTAGCGATACAGAAGGTAAATATACCACAAACAAAGTAGACTTAGACGGACAACCTGCTACTGCTAAAGAACATTTAGTTAGAATGGGTCTTTTACAAGAATTAAAAGGAGATGAAGAAGAATGACTGAACAAATATTTAACAAGGCTGGTAAAGCCCTAACTACTAGACTAAGAAGGGCTATTAATACTAAACTTAATGATAGTGAACCATCACAAAAAGTATTAGATAATATTTTACAAGGACTTCAAGAAATAGGAGAGGGATTAACTCCTGAAGAATTAGATACATTTCTAAAAGACCAAGCAGGAGTTCTTGAAGAAAGAGATGCAATATTTCATCCTGAAAATGGTATGGCTAAATATTTTGCTATTAATAATCAACCATTATCAGGTATAATTACAACAGGTAATAGAAATAAGGCTATTGATGAAACTATTGCAGCAATTCAAGCAAGAGGAGTTAGTCAATTAAATTTTACTTTAGATTTATTAGATGATAAAGAAAATGTTATTACAACATTAAAAGGTGGTTTAGATAATAGTAACTTAAAAGGTGATACTGCACCCTTTAGCGAAGAAGAACTTACATTAATCAAAGGACTATTAGATTTAATAGAAAATATTGATGAAGAAAAAGAATATGAATTAAAAGAATCTGAATTTAAACAATTAAATTTAATCGCTGATTCACTTAGTCAAGTACAAGTAATGAAGGTACAAGAAAGAGAAAAGTATTATAAATATTGGAAAGAAATATATAATGAATTTCAATCTTTACATGATTACCTTGCTATGATACAACCAGCAATTCAAAGACTAGCAAGAGAATTAGGTGGTATAACTATTACAAGAGAAGGTGGTTTTACTGATACTGAAGTAGAATTAGGACAAGCATTAGAATCTGTTGTATTACCTAATTATGTATTAAAACTTACACAAATTACAAGAAGTGATTATACAGATGAGGCTAAAAAACTTAAATTAACTTATCAATTTTTAAGGGCTATTAGAGCAGATATTCCTGAAAGTCTACAAGTATTTAGAGAAGTAGAAGAATTAGAAGGAGAAGTACAAAGTTCGGCTAGAGTAGAACCACAATTTACAGAAGATGGTAACCCTGTTCAAGGTGGAGGCGGTGCTTCAATAGATGAAAATTTACAGGCAGAATTAACCGCAAAAGAAAAAGAAGCGGCTGAATTACTAAAAAGACAAGATGTTGGTTTTGACCCTCTCTATGTAATATTAGGTATAGATAAAGAAGTATCAGATATATCACCTAATGTTGTAAATGAAGTAAAACAAGAAATTAAATCTATTATGAGAACAAATCAAGAATCTAAATATATTGCAGAATTAGAGGAATTATTAGATGAAGAAATTGATTTATTTTTAGACCAATACAAAGATGCAACAACCGCTATGGCTGATGAAAATCAATACTATTTACCAATGATGGATAATGATGAAATCATTGAAGCCTTCACTACTTTAGGAGTAGAGGTAGAAGTAGAAGCATCAGCAGAAAATTTTGATATTGTTACTAAAAGAATGCCTTATAAAAAAGCAGTAGAATATATTAATGCTGAAACAAAAGGTTTCTTTAGAGTATTAGGTAGAGTATTACAATTATCAAAAGGTACAATTCCTATTGCTAGAAGGTCAGTTACACCTAAAGGTGCATCAGGTCAAGTTAAGTATGAACAAATGTATATGCAAGGTGGAGAATCCTTAGAATTACCTATTAAGGTATCAGAAGTTGATGCTCAAAAATTACAAGAATTAGATAGTATGGTTAGATATTTGGAAGAATATTATATGGAACCGCTAGGAAGTGATTTTGTATTATTAGGTGATGTACCTGAATTCTTTACATCAGCACAGTTTAGAGATATATTTACACACTTAAAAGGTACAAGAAAACAACAAGTAAAGAGAGCATTAAGACAAGGCTATGTTCCTTTTGTAGATTCAAGAGATTATGGTAGGGTTATGGATTGGTTAGATTTATTTAAAGACCCACAATCACTTTACATTAGTGATAAATTAATTAACACATTTGAAGAGGCTTTAAGTTCTTTTGTTAAGTTTTGGGAAATTGTAAATAATGTAGCAAAGGAAACAGATGAAGCACCAACCGAAGAAATTACTAAAGAGATTAAATCGGTAATGGGTGCTATGTTATACGAAATTGCTTTTGATTCATTAGGTGGAGATGAAAGTAAAGTTGCTCAATGGAAATGGCGTAGACAACCTCTAAGTTATTGGAAAGAGCAACAAGAAAATAATAACTATACTATTGAAAACTTATTAGTGTTATTAGAAGACCCTGATTGGAAAGTATTTATTGAAGATAATATGGCTAAAGATAAACAATTAAGAAGAAAGCATGAGGCTTTAATCAATAAATTAAAGAAACCAATTATGAAAATGACAGGTCCAATTACTCATGCTATGTTAGAAGCAACAGATATGATTAGAAAAATGGCAGGTCAAAGAATTTACAGAAGTAATTTAGATATTACCGATATTGAAGATTTATCTTTTATTATTGATATGGTAAAGAAAGAAAATAAAGTAGACATATACGGTGTAGATATTTACAATATTGTAAAATCAGATTCATCGTTTAATTCATTAGCAACTAACTACGGTATTTCACAAGAAGTAGTATACAAAATTAAAGGGATGTTTAGATAATGTTAATTTCCAATCTTAAAGTACAGATTAAAGGACCTGTTTCTGAAGCAACAGTCCTTGATAATTTAGAAAGAGATTGGGGCTACCGTAGACCAAATAGAAATACTAAATCAGCAGTTACATTTAGAGATGCTAATAATTTACAATATTTTTATCCTGTAATTGTAAGTGTAGATGTTGATGGAAAACCTAACAAAGAAATGATAGGAAAAACTATTGGATATTCAGGTTGGGGTTCTTACGAAGATTTAATTGTTGATGGTGGTAATTATGTTTTAGGGTGGGCAACACCTGAACAAGAAAAAACATTAACAGATTTGGGTATTCCTAACTTTAGAGGAAAAGGTGTAAATAGATTACAAAGAGCACCAAGAAATGAAGCAGCAAAAGCAGAAGCAATACAAAAAGATATACCTTTTAATGTAACACTAAATAATAATAATACTAGTGATTATTATGATAATCAAAGAGATTTTATTTTAAATAGTGAAATGCAACCTAAATGGGCAGTAGATAGATTAAAAGCATCGGGTAAAAGAAGATGGTATGTATATAATGAAAAAGAAGGACCGATGGAAAAAGCATGGAAACTCATAAAGGGTTGGTGATTATATTACTCTTGATTTATTATCTGAAATGGACTTGAAGATGTCCAAAGGAAATTTTAAATATTTTTTTGAAAAAGTATTAGGTTATGAATTGGCTGATTTTCATCAAGAGTGGTTAGACTTTACACAAAGTACAGATAGAACAGTTATTATTTGTAGTCGTGACCACGGAAAATCTGTTTTCTTTCATTCATGGTGTGTTTATCAATTATGTTTTCAAGAACCACCATATCAAATGTTATACATTTCATCTAACCATAAACAAACAATGGTACACATGAAAGATATAGATAGAATGTTTACTAATATACCACAGTTAAAGAAATTTAAACCTAGAGGCGGTTGGGCAGTTGGGGCTATGCGTTTAACTAACGGTAATGAAATATTAGAGCGTTCAGTTGGTTCACAGATTAGAGGATTACACCCTCAAGAAATTATTATTGACGACCCTTTGAAAGAGTTTAGTATGACAGGTATTCAAAGAGTAACAGATTGGTTTTGGGGAGATATGATTCCTACACTTCACCATACAGCAGCACTTAGAATGGTAGGTACACCATTTACATATACAGATATATTTGCACAATTAGAAGAAAATCCTGCATATGATGTTCAACGCTATCCAGCAATTAAACAAGATGGTTCAGCACTTTGGGGTAATAGATGGAACTTAGAAAAATTAGAAGAAAGAAAAATGGAAATAGGTTCTATGAAGTTTACAAGAGAATATCTTTGTATTCCGATTAGTACAAATACAATGTTATTTGACCCTAACCATATTAATGAGTGTAAAGATAGAAATGCTAGATTACATGCTTCAGCAAGAGAAGGGTATAGATATTATATTGGTTATGACCCTGCTATATCAGCAAATGGCGACTATACAGTAATGATGGTTATAGAAGTAGATGATGATATGAATAAACAAGTTGTTCATATGTTTAGAGCAAAGGGTCTAGATTTTAGAGAACATATACAACATATCATGGAGTTATGTAGAAGATATAGACCTGAAATAGTAATGATTGAAACTAATACATTTGCTAAAGCATTTGCTATGGAACTTAAAAATATTTCAGATTTCCCTGTTAGAGAATTTACTATGAGTAGAAAAAAGAAAGAAGAAATTATCCTAAATCTTCAAATGAATATTGATAACCATAAGTTAGTATTACCTATGAAAGACGAAACATCAAGAGGAGTAACACAGTTAATTGAACAAGAATTAGGTGCTTTTGGTATTAATGCTAATGGTAAAATTGAGGGTGTAGGCGCACATGATGATATAGTTATTGCATTAGCATTGGCTAACTATGCTACAAAACAATTTTCTGATACTTTTATAGATATTGATGGGAGTAGTCTTTTTAACCCCTCACCTACTCCCCAAAACATAGGAGGTGGAATTTATGGTATTAATTAAGGCTGATATTAATATTGAAGAAGTAGAAGAAAATCTTCAAGAAGTTAAAAGAATTCAAGACCAAAAGAAAGTTTTAGATGAACAAGAAAAAGTACCTAAAGAAAAACTTGCTGAACAATTCAAAAAAGAATTTAATTCATGGTTATCAAACCAATATGGAAATGAAATAGATATTTTAAAAGACATTTCTAAAAATATGAATATTAATTTAACTGAAGCAACAGATTATATTCAAACATTCCCTATTGAACCTATTATTGTAGATAAAAATATTCCTGATATTGTTAAAGAACTTAGAGATATGAGAAGAAAATTTAAGGGAGAATCTAAATTAAAGTTAACAAAAGGTATTGACCACTTAATTACAGCATATGAACACTATGTACAAAAATGTATAGATTCAGTATATTGGTTAAAACCATATCAATCCCCATTAAAATCTATGACTCTTAATGTATCTAAAATACAAAAATTACATTCAATTAAAGATGGTAAACAAAGAGAACAAATTGTAGAATTACTATGTAAGATGTGGGAAAGTGAATTAGAAAAATCAGAACTAAATTATGGTGCTGAATACACTAATCATAATAATATTATTAAAGACTGTAAAAAAGAAATAAGACAGATAATTAAAAATATTCCACACCAAGCAATTAGAAAATCAAAGAAAGAAATTATTGAATCACATGTGGTAGATATTATTTGTAAAAGTCCAGGTTTAACATCTAATGAAGTACACGCTAGATTACCTGAAGGATATAATAAAATATCTACTCCTCAATCAATTTCTAAAATGTTAAAGAAGGCTCAGGCTACTAAGATTGATAATCAATATTATCTAGTAAAAGATTTAATTAAGAAAGACCTTTATTCCTATGTTGCTGGTTTTATTGATTCTGATGGCTACATTACAATGGATTCTAATTATGCACCAAGAATAGGTATGATTGCAACAGGTAATAGAGGCAAAGCATTTTTCCAAGAACTTGAAGCAGAACTAAAATGTGGTAGATTACATTTAGACCAAAAGGTAGGAGAGAATAATAGAAGTCAACATAGACTTAATTTTTACAGTCAAGGAGATATAGGAAGTATCTTAGATAAGTGTATGCCTCACCTAAGAATGAAGAAAGCACAAGGGAAACTATTATTAGAGGCTATAAGAATCAAACAACAACACAAGAAGGCTGATTGGGCAAAACCTAGACTTCAAGAGATTTTTAAATTAATGAAATATGAAAATTGGAAAGATGCTAGAAACCCAACAGAATTTGAAAAATATGGTATTGACCCTGAAGTAGTAGTTAAATATCACGATAATTGTAAAATGACTTTGATGGATGAAATAGAAAGTGGTGTAGTATAATGGGATTAAGAGATTATTTAGGAAAATTTATTAGGAGAAAAACTCCTACACCGCATGATAAAGATATTTATAATTTAGGTATACAAGAAAAGCGTCATGCACAACATGTAATTGGACCTGTATTATACCATGTAGCCAATTCATCTACTGTTGTTAGAACTTGTATTACACAATTAAAGACTGAAATATTTAGAAGAGGATATGTTTGGGAGAAGGCTTTTGTAAAGAAGTGTAATAATTGTGGTACTGAATATGATAAAGAAGTAGAGAAGTGTGCTAACTGTGGTAGTGTAAGTTTTAGAAAACCATCTATGCAACAAAAACATTATGCTGATAATTTCTTTGATGGGTATGTAAATGAATCAGAACAAAGATTTATTGATGTACTAAAAGAATTAGAAACTGATTTAAATATCGCTGATGATGCTTATTTAATTTTAGTTAAAGAATATTACTTAGATGAAGAAGGTAATATGGCTATGCATAGAATTAAAGAGATTTATAGAGGCGACCCATTAACTATGTATATTGATGTAGACCAAGAAGGAGATAAAGGGTGTGCACATTATACTTGTTTAACTCATAGAGAAGTATATAGTGATACACCAGGAAATTGTCCTGAATGTAATTCTAAATTACACCCTGTTCATTATATTAATAGAGTGCATGGAGAGGACCAATATTTCATTAAAGGAGAAGTTATTCATATTAGTAAATACAATCCAAGTAGATTATATGGCTTCCCTCCTATCTTAACATTATGGAGTCATATTACTACTTTAACTGCTATGGAAACATACATTAATACATCTTATACAAAGGCTAGAACACCAAGAGGTATTCTTGCAGTACAAACAAATAACATGGAATCACTTGTTAAGTATTGGAAAGGTGTAAAAGAGAAGTTAGAAAAAGACCCACATTATATTCCTATTATGGGTATTGAAACTGAAGGAGGACAGAAAGGTTCTGTTGAGTGGATTCAGTTTATGAATACATTAAAGGAAATGGATTATATCAATGTTAAAGAAGATTTGAGAACTAGAATTTCAGCATTCTATGGAGTAAGTAATATCTTTATGGCGGATTCATCAACAAGTGGTGGATTGAATAACGAAGGTATGCAGATTCTTGTAACTAATAGAAGTGTAGAGATGGCTCAAAATGTATATAATCTATACCTATTCCCATATTTAGTAGGAGAATTTGGTATTACAGATTGGAAACTTACATTACTCCGTTCCGAAGAAGAAGATAATGTGGCTGAATTAAGAAAGAGAGAAATTGAAATTAATATGGCTACACAAATTAAGAACTTAGGATTTGAAGTAGATATGGATGAAGATGGAAACTTTATATTCTCTAAACCACCACCTGAACCTAAAGAACAACCAAAAGGTAAAGGCGGTAGTGATGAACCATTAAAAACTGACCCATATGCAGGAACAGATATTGATGCAAGTCAATTAGGACAAATGCAAGAAGAAGCATTTGCAAGTAGAAATAAACCATCAATGAGTGTTGGACCTCCTAAAAGAAATACAGGTCTACCTCAAGAAGCAGCAAATAATAATGTTGATAGAAGAACAGAAAGGAGAGTTGGTTAAAATGAATAAAGATATAATTAACAGAAGACTACAAGCAGCAAAGAAAGAAATAGAAAGTATGCAAAAGAAAGTGAACACACCCGAACCTGTGCAAAAGCAAACAGTAAATACTGTTCCTGCTGGTGTACCTGAAACCCCACCTGAAGCAAAAGATATTAATGCACAATCAGTTCCAGGGGTTATTGTAGGTGGACCGAGAGTAAGTAAAAAGATGAAGGAAGTTTGAACATGATTACATCAACGGCTTTAATTGAGGATTATTTAGATGAACTCTTAGCGAAAGCCGTGAGTTCTAATTATGAAGATATACTAAAAGCAATTAATTTTACTGCTAAGGATTGGAGAAGGATTGATAAAAAAGCCAAGAAAATTTGGAATGAAGGTGGTAGAGAAAAACTATTATCTACTATTATTATGGATATTCTTGCAGAAGAATACCCTGATGAAAAAATGGAAAATATCATATTTCCCGATACAGGTAGAACATCAGAACAAAGAGAAGCGGCTGGTAGAGAATATCAAAATCCTAATGAACCTGAAGATAGAGAAAAAGATAGAAGAAAAAGATTTGATTTAGGACAACCTGAACCAGCAGAACCTTTTCAAGATAAACCTTTTGATATTAGCCCCGATACTTTTTCAGGAACTTCAGATGCAGTAAGACTAGAACAATTTTATGCATTTGGTGATAAACTAATTAGAGATGAACAACAGCGTAAAATTAAAAGAAGGGGTAAAGAAAGACAGGCTGAAATTGCTGAAGGTAAAGAAAGAGCAGAAAAAAGAAAGAAAAAAGAAGAGGCTGAAAGAAAACTTAGAGAAGCACTAAGAAGAGAAATTAAGCCTTCTGAAGCAGATGCTTTATGGAGTGATTATTTACAATCAGGTCCTGCTCAAATTACATATGATTTAGTACAGTTAATTGGTTCTTCAACAACAGGTAAAGATTTAATGTCTAAAAGAATTACTAAATTTATTGAAGAAAAATTACCTACTTATAAAGATGTAAATGTAGAAGAAGTAACAAAAAAATTAACTGCTATTAAAAACGCATTAGATTCTGAAGAGGCTGAAGCAGCAAAGAAAAGAACAGAAGCAGTAGCAGGTAGAACCAAAACTTCTCTATTAGCAAAATCAGAAGGTAATAAAATAGGTCAAATGTCTAATGTTACAAGAACACTAAGAATTACTCCTATATGGGGTAAGAACGATAGATTAAGTCCTGCATTAACTAAAAAACAAAGTTCTGAATTTTTACAACCTAGATTTGTTAAAGTAGATTTACAAGATAACTCATGGTTTTCAGCAGGTGCAGGAACATTAAAACCTATTGTTAATGAAATACTAAAATTAGTAGGTTCTTCTTTACAAGAATATGAAAAGGCTAATGAAGAAAAGAAAACTGAATTAGAAATTAAAGTAAATAGAATGGGTAATCCACCTATGTTTTTACCACCTACAAATACATTATCAATTATTTATGAAAAAGTTTGGGAGGAACATGCTAAAACACAACAATATGACAATCCTCCTATTGACTTTGCTTATTGGCTTCAAGGATTTACTGATGGTTTAGCAGGTATTAAACCAAAAGAAGGACAATCAGCATTACAAGATTATATTAAACTAGAACAAACTATTTTACCTGCTTTAGTTAAAGCGGTCAAAGAAGGTGTAGTATTAGATTCTCAAACAGGTAAAGTATCAGTTGTAGGAATACAAAGAAGATACAATAATGCTATTAAGAAAATATCAGCAGATAATAGAAATGAAGTTATTATGCAGATGTTTAGAATTATGAATGATGAATCTATTAGTAGAAAATTCAAAGGTAAAAATAAAAAGGCTCTTGAAGATATTGAAAAAAGTATCAGAAGTCAAGGTGATGAAAAAGTACAAGGTAAAACTATATTTTATTATTTACTAAAAGCACATATGAAGTTTAGTAGAACAGGTAAAGGTAATAGAAACCTATTAACTGAATTACTTAGAGATAGACAAGTAGAAGAAACAGATGAAGAAGTTAGATTTATTGAACCAGCAAAAGGTCCTAAAGAAGAAGAAGAATTTAAACCTACAAGAAGAGGAATTAAATCATCAACAGTAGGTGGCGACTTTTACTTTGATAAGAAAGGTAATAAGAAATTTAGAAGTAAAAGAGAAGAAGAAGAACCAAAAGGACCAGCAAGAGGAGAAAAATTAAGAAACTTTATTGATAAGGAAACTGAAAGATTAAAGGATATTAAAAATGAAGATGGTACAAGAAAGTTTTCAGATGATGAAATTTGGCGAAAGGTTGGTTGGAAGAAAGAAGAGGTCAAAGAACCTCAAAGAAATAATATGGGTATAATCCGTGATAAGAAAGGAAAGGTCAAAATGATTAATAGAACTAAATATACAAGATTCCCATATTATGAAGAGGCTTCTAAAGATACTAAAAAATCACTTGGAGATTTACTAGATTACTTAGGTGAATCAGATGATATTATAGTCAAAGAAGATACAGGGCTTATTCTTGAATCCCTAAATAAAACTCAAAAGAAGAAATTAAAAACAATCCTAAATGTTGCCGACCCAACAGAATACTTTGGACATGATTTCCTTAAGTTAGCAGATGTTATTAAGGTATTAAAATCGCTAGGTGTAGTAAAGGGTGATAAACAATTAGGTAAAAAGGTTATTAAACTAGAAGATAAAAACCTTAAAGTAGTCAAGTTGGCTACCAAATTGCGTAAGGACTACGAAAGATTATACGATGAACTTCGCAAATTAATATTTCCAAAAGCAGGAGTAGATGAAAAATGAAAGATGAAGAACTAACATTATTGTTAAAAGAATTAGTTGACCGAGTAAAGGTCTTAGAAAGAACCGTATATAATGCAGATAATCTCGTTATGAAATCAGGATTAGTAAAGGTAGATGGGGTTAGACCTTCTATTAATGGTAATCCTGAAGTAGATATTACTAATGATAGAATTGCTAAAATGGATTGGTCAGAAATTGACGAATTAGTAGTTAAGATGGGGAGTGAGTAAAATGGAATGGACAGATAAACAAGATTCAACAATGCACTTTGGTACAGATTCTAGAAGTGAGGATAAGACAACCGCAGTAATAACACAATTAGTAGAAATGATTAATCAAATTAATAATCATTTAGGTAGTCATATTAATTTTAGTGAAGCACCAATTACTAAGAAACCTACATCAAAGAAGGTAGATGTTGGTACTAAGAATGAAACAGATGCTTCTACATTAGGTAATAAAACAATTGTAGGTATGGCTATTTCACAAACAAAGCCTGAAGTTTACAAGGCTATTAATCCATACAATAATAATTCAAGAGATTTTACAGGTTCATCATTAAGTAAAGAAGATATTGATGCAGTTGTTGATGAAGCACAACAAGAATTTGAAGCAGAAAAACTTGCATATGGTTTAGGTATGTTAGCACCAAGAGTCGCTGCTGGTTCAATGATGGCTGATGAAGATGAAAGAAAAGGCTTATCACCAAAACAAAAGAAGTTAGATGTTGATGGTGATGGAAAATTAGAAGGTAGTGATTTTAAAGCACTATCAGAAAAGAAAGCCGATATGTCCACAAGTGATGCAAAAGCATTACTCTCTACTCTTGAAGAAGCAGCAAAAGCATTAGAGAAGTTTATGAATACTACAAGAGTGCCGTCAAATAAGGTAATGATGCCTCAAGATAGAAAGAATGAACTCCAATGAAGGTGATATAATTGCCTACTGAAAGGGTTGACCCTACTTCAAGGGATATAAGAGAACTATATAATAAGGTTAGAATATCTTATCTTAGCGCAAGAGAAAGACCTAAAGATTATAGAGATGAATGGGAATCTACATTAGAAACTCTTAGAGGTAGATGGGATTCTCCTTCTGATTTAGGAGATATTCTAAGAGATAAAATGGAAGAAAATTTATTATATTCCGATGCAGTAAAAGACCCCAAAGGTGCTAAAGCAAAAAGAGTTTATGAAACTATGAAAAATTTAAAGAATGATTCATCTTTAACTAATGACCCATTTAGAAAAAAATTCGGTGAAAAGATTACTGAAAAACTAGTTAATGATAAAACTGTATTAGCCATGTTTTTACATTGGGCATATAGAGCAGGTAGAGGGGCATTAGATACTTGGGAGGATAAAGTAGATATTCCTGATAATTTTACAGAAGGTTATGTTGGTTTAGATTTAACAGATAGAGAAATATATGATTGGGTTAAAACTAACTATGGTGAAGATGTTGACATTAAAAGATTAAAAACTAAATTACCAGCAGCAAGAGAATTACTTTACGAGGTGTATACTACTGAACATACACCTCAAGAATGGAATGAATTAATTGATTCTAAAAGAGTATTAAAAGAAGATAAAGGTACTAAAAATAATTTTATTGTACCAAATAAACCAATGTATAGAATTTTTGAAATAGATGATATTAAAGAATTAAAAGGTTTTACAGGTGAATGGGTAGTACAAGAAAAATATGATGGTATGAGAATACAAATTCATAAAACAGATACTATCAAAGTTTATTCATTTAATAATAGAGATATTACATCTAAGTTTGATAAACAAATTAAGATATTAGATAATGAAAAGTTTCCTAAATGTATTTTAGATGGAGAAGTTACATTATATAATCAAGACGAACCATTACATAGAGCAGATACAATTGCTTTTATTAATTCAGAAAAAGGTGATAAACAGTATGAATTAAAAGTAAATGTGTTTGATATAATGAAATTAGAAGGAGAAGATGTTTGGAATGAAAAGTTAGAAGATAGACTAACTAGATTAATGAATAATTTTTCAGCACATTCAGATGAATATCTTAGATTTCCAAATAAAAGTAATACAAGATTTGCTGATTCATTAGAAGAAATAGAAGAATATTCTAAAACAATTATGAAAAATCCTACATCAGAAGGTGTGGTAATTAAAGATGCTAAATCATCTTATGTTGTAGGTAAAAAGAAAAATCCAAAGTGGATTAAATGGAAAAAGTTTGTTGACTTAGATTTAATTGTATTATCTACAAGAGAAAATAAAAATGGTACATTTAGTTATAGTTTAGGTGCTGGACCTGTTGATAATGAAGATTATAAACCATTAGTAGAAGTAGATGGTAAAAAATATCTAAGTGTTGGTAAAGCACTTAATACTAAAACTGAAGTAAAAGATGGTTCAATAATCCGAGTAAAGGTAGACGAAGTAAAGAAAACTGCTAATGGTTTTTCAATTTATAGTGCAAAGTTTATTGAAAAGCCTGAAGTTACAGAAGCAGAAAAAATTATTACATTAGAATTTTTATCTAAAGATAATAAAAAGTCAGCAAAAGATTATGCTATTGAGGCATTAGAAAAAGGGTACAAATTATCAGATGGTGTTCATGGTGATACTATATTAAAAACATCTATTGAAACAGATGGTTTTGTTTTATCAGGATTTTACGAAAATAACTTAATGTCTAAAAATGCTATTATTGATATAGATATATGGAAAGATGAATTAAGACAAGCATATATTAAAGATAATGGTATATTATATACTTATATTCAACAACAATTAATTGATGGTGAATTAAAATCAAATCAATTAGTTGATAAAATTAAAAAGGCTTTACCTAGTATTATTAATAGATTATTTTCTGATACTAAAAATATAGAAAAAAGTTTGTCTAGAATGATTATGGAAAAAGGACCTGCTTATGGAATTAACTATAATAAAAATAGAGATTCTTTTAGTTATGATGAAAAGGTACTAGTTAAAGATGAAGAACCTATTATTAAAGTAGATGAAAATACATATGAAGTTTGGAAAAGAGATGATGGTGATTTAAATTTTATATTTAATTATAAAGATAAAGAAATGTCTTGGAGAATAGAACAAAGTGAAACTGAAGATTTGTATGAGTTATTTGGTAAAGCAGGTAAATATAGAGCACAGTTAGAAAATGAAATAGATAAAAATAAATTATTAGATAAAGGTACAATTAAATTAGGTTCTCAAAGAGATGGCTACCATGAATATTTATTAGATGGTAAATTGTATTCAGGTAAATTTCATTTTAGAGTAGTACCAATAGACGGTCAAAAAACATGGATTGCGTGGACAGGGTATGAAACTAAACCCACAGACAAAGATAGTGATGAAGGAATGTGGAATATAGAACAAGATGAAAATAAATCATTAAAATATACTGAATAATCAGTTTAGTTTATATAGTTGTACAAACAAATATAAGGGTGATGAGCATGATGCTAGTTCCTACTATGAAAGGTAGTAGTTATACTGATGGTTCGGAATTAATTATCCTAAAGGGTAGTAAAAACGAACCACTAATTATTGCTGGATATGCTTCAGTAGATGTTGTAGATAAGCAAAATGACCTTATTACATTAGAAGCAATCCGTGAAGCATCTGCTGATTTTATGAAGGGTGATTATAGAAATGTTATGATTACCCATTCTAATGTTCAAGTCGGAGAAGTTATTGATAATTGGACTGATTCCGAAGGTAATGTATTAAAAACAGGTTGTGATGATACAGGTTTCTTTGTTGTTATTAAAATGAGAAACGACATTGAAAAAGCAAAAGAAGTTTCAAGAGATATTAGAAGAGGCAAATTGCGCTCTTTCAGTATTGGTGGTCAAGCCATGAGTAAGGCAAATAGATATGACCCTGATATTGGTACATATAAAGAAATAGATAAATTAGAACTCCACGAAGTAACTATATGCGAAGAGGGAATAAACCCCGAAGCAAAATTTGAAATAATTAAAGAACAAAAAAATTACGAAAACAAAAAAGGTGATAAAATGTCAGATGAAATTAATAAAGCATTGGAAGAATTTAACGGCATTGTTTCTCAATTGAGAGAACAGGTTAATTCAACTATTGCGAAGGAAGAAAGCGATGATGAACAAATGATGGCTATGGGTGATGATGAAGAAAACATGGCTATGAAAGATAAAATGGATGATGAAGAATCCATGTCATACAAAGCAGAAGATGAAGATGAAAAGATGGAAGTAGACGAGGAAGCAAAGGCTGAATCAATTGTCTACGGAGATAACCCAACAGGTCAAACCCGAATTGATGGTGCTTTAACAGGTAGATATGGTTCGGAATATAGTGAGTATCTAGCAAGAAAGGCACAAGATGTTCCTACTTTGGACTTGAGCGAGGAAAACCTTGCTAAGGCTTATGCTCAATTTAAGGCTGAAAAAGAAGAGGCTAGAATGTATGATGTTGTTAAGGAGAATTTTGAGGCTCGTTATCAAGCAGAATTGAAGGCTGAATCCGATGCAATCGCAAAGGAGAATTATGATGCAAGTGCTGAAGTTAGCGCACTAAAGAATGAGTTTGCTGAACTCCGAAAGTCCTTAGAAAGCAACAATTCAGTTATTGCAAAGCAAGTAGAAGCGGCTAATGCCGCACCTGCTATTCCCGAAGATATTGTTCTTAAGATGAACAACATTCACGAACTATCTTGGGAACAAGTTAACGAACTCGTTAGGGAGGTTTCTTCCCTTTGAGAGTTTAACACTCAAAGAATATAAGAAATAAAGGTGATAAAAAATGTCAGGAATTAATCAAATTAGAACAATTGAAGATTTAGAAAGAGCAACCTACGGTACAGGTCAATTTAGTAGTCTATTAAAGGCTAGTGGTTTGACTTCGGGTATTCATGGAACACATGATGTAACTAACGCTGATGGAAGTTTGAACACAGGAACGAAAGCACTACATAACCTCATTTACGGACAGAAAGTTTGGTCTATGTTAAACCGTGAAATTAATGCATTTGCTATGCTACCTAAGAAGCCATGGTCTTCTAGCGGTTGGAGAGTTTTAACAGAAAGAGCATTGGGTGGTGCTGGTGATGTTTGGTCTACTGGTAGTGGAACTGATGAATCAGGACAAACAGAAGGACTAATTGGTGGTGTTGAAGAAAACGCTGCTTTTACTACTAACACTAATGAAGCATTTAGCCCAATTAAGCCTGTTTATTCTACCCTATTCTGTTCGCCAAAAACTATTGCACATCAGTTTGAAATTTCAGAACTTGCTGCTGCTATGGCGAAACTTGATGATGGTATTGGCGATATTATGGCTGCTTATAGAGAAGAAGTTGGTGTTTCACACGCTGAAGCCATGAACCACATGCTACTTATGCCTCTTGAATCAATGGATAATTCAGGTGCACCATTAACAGGTATTCAAAACAATTTAATGTCTTTGTATAAGATTATTTCTTCAAAGGCTGAATTACAGGCTATGGACACTACTAGCGGTGCAGGATTATTCACAGGTGGATATGATGATAATGCTTATTTGGGTCTATATGACCACATTTACGGACATGATAGAAGTGCTGCTGGAAATGAATGGCTAGATGCTTTCATTGACTTTGGTGCTTCATATGCTTCTCGTAGAAACTTGACTTTGAATCTTCTTAATACTGCATTAAGAGAACTTCAAATTCGTGGTGCATCTCCAAAGGTTATTCTAACTGGATATGATACTATTCAAGCATTGGGTGAATTACTACAAGCACAAGAGCGATATATGGGTAGAGCAGAAGTTATGCCTACTGTTAACGGTATTAAAGGTGTTAAAGGTAGAGAAGTTGGATTTAAGGTTGCTACATACCATGATATTCCAATTATCCCAACAAAGGAAATGGGAAGTACAGGTTCAGGTAGTGGACTAAGCGACATCTTTATCTTAGATACAGACCACTTGCACTTTGCTACATTAAAACCAACCGAATACTTTGAAGGTGGTATTGATTCAGGCGACCCATTCGGTGTTGGCAAACTTGGAAACCGAGGAATGTATAGAACCATCGGTGAAGTAGTTTGCACATTCGTTAAAGGACAAGGAAAGATTACTAACCTTCAATGAGGTTATTGGAGTTAAATAGGTGATATAATATGGCACATACAACAGTATTATTAACAGACCATTTAGGTTCTGATAAGCCAAAAGTTTACGGTAATGAATATGTCGTAGACGCAGTTATCAACATTAGTAGTTTAACCCCAGGTGGAGAAGTAATCCAAGCATCGGAATTAGGTTTGAGTACCCTTTCTTGTGTAATTGTTACAGGAGCACAAAATCCGAATCATTATTTGATTCAACCTGTAATTACTTTGACAACGGGTGCTTATGAATCTTCTTCTAGTGTAAAATTGCATTATGCAGACGATTTGGGTAATAACTCTACTACAAGTGATACCGCAGTTGGTTCAGTTAGAATTAGAGCATTTGGTAATCTTTGAAGGTGATTTCATTGGCTAGAATCAGATATACATTAGGATTTGCTCGTCTTTATGGCGTTGAGTTTCCTCCTAATATATGGAAAGAAGTCGGTGATACTTTCGTAAGAAAAGTAAGAAACGCTGAAGGTTGGGAAATTGAGAATGAAACACTTGTAGAATCAGCAGAAGAAGTATTAGAAGAACCTGTTGTTGAAGAAACCGAAGAATTGGTTGAAGAAGCAGTAGAAGAATCTAGTGAAGAATCTGAAGGTGAAGAAGAAAGTGTTGACTTATCCCTTCTAACTAAAAAGGAATTACAAGCCCTATGTGATGAAAAGGGTTTGGAATACAAAAAGTTAGATAATAAAGCAAAACTGCTAGAATTACTACAATAAGTAAAATGATTAGAATTAGATGGGGCACTACCTTTATTAGTGGTGTCCTGTCTAGTTCTTCTCAGCGAAAGCATATAGGTGATATAAAATGGGTAGAATTCAAAGTACAAGAATAACAGACAATACAAATGTTCAGTTAACTGCAAGTAGTCCTTGTGTGTTTAATGGGGTTATTTTAACTCCAACAGATACAATAGGTGCGGCAGTTACAGTATCTATTTATGCAGATAATACGGGAACAGGAACAACAAATCTTGTAGCAAGATATGTGTGTACTCCTACTTCTACTATTGAGTTTCATTATACAGATGGTATTCTTTGTAGAAACGGATTAAGAGTAGAATGTTCTTCATGGACTAATTTAGAAGCATTTGTTTTACACTCTTGAGGGGGTGTAAAGAATGAGCGACTTTATTAAAGAAGATACTGAATCGGCAATTGACCAAGCATCTACATTAGTAGGTGATTTTAGAAAGGTTGATGAAATTGAAGATGGAACAGTTTGGGATAAAGATGTTGCTTTAAGCATTTTTTACCAATTTATTATTCCTACTACAAGACCGATGAAGTTTCAACAAAATGTTCAAGATGGTTTAACAACATGGTTATCAAGTAAAAGTGAATGGGAAGCAGACCCTGATTTACCTTTTGATAGAGAAAAGTTTAATCAAATTAACAAAGAAGCATTAGAAATATTGCTTAATTCTACATTATTAGAATTACAAGATAACCCTGATAAATATACAAAACAAGTAGAAACTGAAATTCAAGAAAAACAAGAAGATGGTTCTTACCAAGAAAAAACAGTTAAAATCCCATATGGATATAATTTACAAAACCCAAAAGGTTTTTCTATTGCTGATACACCTGAAGAAGATTTTCAACAAGGTAAAACATATAAAGAATTAATGGGAATTATTAGAAATGCTAAAGTAGAAATCTCAGCATTAAACGAAACTATAGATGAGAAATCATCACCTGAAGTTAAAAAAGTATATCTTGAAAAGAAAAAAGTACAACAAGAACAAATAGAAAATGCTGAAGAGATTTTAGAACAAATGAAAAATTTTACTTTTAATGATGAAGTTACATTAAAAGAAGTAATACAAAATACAAAAGATGCTCAAAGATTTTATCTTAGATTATCTTTTGACCCTGATGACCCTAAAGCGGCAATTGCTTTAGGTAATTTAATTGGAGAAGATTTTATTAGATGGGAAGAAAATCAACAAGCATTTGAAGATACATTTGGTGTTTCTTGGAAAGACTATACAGACAAAAGAAAAGAAATGCAAGAAAAATATCTTAGAAAATTAAAAATTCCTAGAAATATTGCTAACGCAATAGAAAATAATGAAGAAGTAGAACTTGATTTTAATGAATTTATAGAAATATACGGTTTTGATAATCCTGAATTATACCCTATAAGTGTTAAAGAAACTAGAGATGACGGTGAATTATATACTGCTGAAATAGATGATTTAGATGAGTTAAAAAGTTGGGTATCAAGAACAGAACCACAATTGGTAGGTAATTTATTACAAAAGTATGCAGAAAAATATGCTAAAGAAATTAATAAGATTATAGGTGAATATGGTGCTGGTACATGGGTTAAATTAGAAGAACCAAGAGCACCTAAAGAGGACCCAAGTGGTAAAAGAACAGAATTTAGAGATAGACCTATTCCTGTTGAAAAGGATGATTATTTAGCATTATTAGGTACAGGAACAACAGATTCTAAAGGACAAACAAAGCGTATTTTTGATGCTGATACAATAAAAGTACCTAAAAAATTATCAAGTAAGGTACAATCAAATATTAAAGTTAAAATTGATTTACCTAAAGAAACAGAATTAAATATGAAAAACCTTTATGCTAGAGCCGTTGGTGCTGAATCAGAAGAAGTAGTAGGTATTAGAAAAGACCCATTAAAGAAAAATAGATTAAAGGGTACTATAAGAGTAGATAAAACTGTACCTACTGAAAGAGCACAACAATACCTACCTTATTTTTCAGCATTAGAACAATACAAATCAATTAGAAATGCTTTAACTGCTTTCTTAAGAAGAACAACAAGCACTACTGAGGAATCATTAGAAAAGAAAAAGAAGTGGATTAGTAAAGGTTCTTTTAATTTCCTTGAACAATATTTAAAACACTTGTATGAAATTAATGAAATACAAGAAGAACAAATGGAAGTAGAAGTTGATTTAGGAGATGTTGATTTAGACTTTTTCCTTGATTCTAATGGTAAAATGAAATTTACTTATGATGCATTTATTAAAAAGATTTCAGGATATGCTGCTGGTAATAAAGGAGAACAAGCCTTTTTACAAAGAATGGAAGGTTTAGTAGAAGCATTTAGAAATTTAGATATTATTAAAGAAAATTATTTAGATGCTATTGAAGAGGCTGAAGATATTCTTGATGAATCTGAAGAAGATGAAGTAGAAAGATTATCAGAAAGTGAGTATGCTAGACTTTCTAATAAACAAAAAAGAGAATATAGAGAAGCCATTGATGAATTAGAAAGAAGAGGTAAAGAAGCCTTAGAAGAACAAATGGCTTCTGCTGAAGGACAACAAAGAGAACAACAAGTTACAGATGATAAAGATGCTACTGAACAAGCAGAACAAGCATTAAGTGAGGGATTAATAGATGCTGATTTAGATAATGTTAGTATTGAAGATGTAGAAACATCTGATTTAATTAAATACTTAACACAACTTGATGGTGATGATTTAAGTAATACTGCAATAGATATTGCTAACTTTACTGATGAATTAAAAGAGTTTTTCAGATTTAAATCTATGGATATTAATAGTGCTTCTTTTAAAAAGATGTTAAATAAGTTTGAAGAAATAACTAAAGATTCTGATGGTAATACACAATTTAGTGCAAAGGAATATATAGATATTATTGAAAGTGATGTATTTATTGATGGTACTGAATCTAAAGGTAAAGGTGCTAGACAAGCAATTTCAGATATGAGAGATGATTTGCAGTTAGATTGGAATGATATGAAAGATAGTTTTAAAGAACCTGAAAAGGAGGATTTTATTAGAATTGTAAATGCTATTGATTTAGAAGATGCGGTTGCTGAAGCGATGGCTGAAGATGTAGGATTTAACGATGTAAGAAACGCATTAGTATATATTGATACTAGAAAACTTGAAGTCATTATAGATTTAAGTGGTAAACAGGTTAGACTAAAAGGTATATTAAATTGGAAATCAGGTGGAATACATTATCTTAGTTATAAAACTAAAGGTGAAAGAACACCATTTGTACAACAAAGAGCAGGTGAACCACCTACAAGATTAAGAGGAAAACCTGTTGATTATGCAGGTAGAGAACAAGTAACTCAAGCAAGACCTTATGACCCATTAAGATATGAGTATTATAAACAAATAAGAACTAGAGCATCATTATTAGTGGGGGCAGTTAGATGATTACAAGACCATCAGATACAGCAATTAATAAGGCTGATTATGATAACGGTGTTGGTTATTATACTGACATGACAAGAATTACAGATTTATTAGGTATTGCACCTTTTACATCAGATACAATTCCTACTTTAGCACATATAGGAGAATTAATCCGATATGCTGAAGATTACATAGATGAATATACAAAAGAATCATGGCGACCAATGATTATTGAAGATGAGTGGCATGATTTTGATTTTGATTGGCATAGAATGTATAGATATAATAAAGATTATAGATACACAGATTATGTTGGATTTATTAGATTACATTATGAGAATGTAAGAAAAATTATTAGATTAACCGCTTGGAAAGGGGATAAGTATGATGAATTAGCAGGTGCTACTTCTGAAGTTACAATTAGTGATTATACACAAATTACATCTTTAGTATTACAATTACCTAACGGTGGTGAAACATTTACATTAGAACCACATACAACAAGTAATACTTTTAATAATGTATATGGTAATCATACTACTGCACAAGAATTAGTTTATTTAATTAATGAACAATTGCCTGTTAACACTAGAGAATTTACAGGTTCTGATGGAAAAAAATCATTTACAGGTACATTAGGTAGTCATATTAGTAAATTCTTTTATGCTGGAACTAATGAAGATGGTTCAATTACTATTGCTTCTTTATTACCTAATGATGACGGTGATGGTTGTACTATTACTGCTAATGGTTCAGGTATAAGCGCATCTGCTTTTAGTGATAATCAAAAAGATAATTCAAGAACACAAGGTTGGTGGAATATTGAATCAGATGGTACAGTTTTCTTTAGAACTAGATACCCATATCAAGTTAAACATTCAATGAAAGTTACATATATGACAGGTGGACAAAGAGTTCCAGCAGTTATTACAGAAGCAGCAACAAAATTAGTTTGTTGTGAATTAATGTCATCTGATGATAATACTATCTTATTAGGTGAAAATAATCAATCAGGATTAGATATTAAGACTAAATTTGATACTTATAGAGCAGATGTAGAAAAGATTCTTAAGATGAAAAAGAGACTAATATATTTGATAGATAGTGATTGATATGGCATGGAATACAGTTTTACCTTTTGCTAATGAAAAAACAGTCAATAAATTACAAGATTTATCTAATACTGTTAATGAAAGGAGAAGTAGAATTAAAGAACAATACATTTCTTTATTAGAAATAGATGTAATGTTATCTGATGACCCTTTAGTACCTACTACTGAAGAAATGATTGACGCATATGTTGAACAAGAATTAATGAGAGAATTAAAAGAAGAATATGGGGTGATTGTTCGTGGTAAGTGAAACAGAATATCTTGTAGATTTATTAGAATCAAATTGGAATGATGCTATTAATGCTTTAAATACATCAAGTGGTAATGGTACAATTGCTGATGTTCATGCAGTTAAACCAATTATTATGGATATTAGAAGTTTTACAAGTGGTAAAACAGTAGATGCTCAAGGTAGGTCAAAGGGTGGTAATAGAATTAATACTGCTAGTAAAAAAGAATCTGCAACAGATGGTATTATACATTCAAGAGATGTAATTGTTGTTATGGAAACAGGTAATTCAATTGATTACCCTACTCTTTTTTGGGATATTAGAGATGAAGTATATAATATGTCTATTAGTATTAGAACAAGACAAGACGATAGAATATTAAATGACAATACTAGAGTTAGTCCTCAAGGAACATTTGGTATAGAAAGAATACAAAGTCTTTATTTACTAGTAAGATATATAGTTGAACAGAAGAGAAGAGGGTGGTTAAAGAACGGCTCACAAATTTATGAAAATGTGAATCATTTAATTTTAGGAAGTAGAACTGAAAGTAATGATAAAAAGAATAGAATTTTTGGATATAAAGTAAGTGTTGTTATGAAGAAACTGGCAAGACCAGTATAAATGTAAGTAAGTAAATAGGTGATAAAATGACTACAAATGAAACATGGATGGGTTCAGGTACATCAGTAACAATGGCTTATGAAAGTGAATTGTTCTTAGGATATATGCCATATGGACCAACATTAGGAAGAACAGGAACGAATAAAGCAAATCTAATTAAATATTCATTAGGTTATGCAGTAGATGGAACAGGTGTTGTAATTGAAAATGCACACGGAGAAGGAACAGATGATGTAAAACATTTTACTGATTACTATCATTTAGTTCCTGATTTATATACAGGATGTACTGCTAAATTCTTTTGGACTGATAAATTAGGAGAAAACCCAACATTAAGACAAACTGCACTTGTAGCAGGTAATGATGCTGATGCAATTTATTTTGCAGGTAATTTAAATGATTATAATAGTCTTTGGGCAGAAAATGATTCATTATTAGATGGTTCAGGAACACATAGAAGAGGATATATTGTTCTTGAAAGTCGTGGTTCAGTTATTCCAGCACCTATTTCTTTAGAAGAAAGAACATCAGGTACAATGTCTACTCCTTATTTGGGTGGGCATTTTGAGTTAACAGTAAATGATGGACTTAACGGAACAGTAGAAAATCTAAATGTTGATGATTTACTATATACAAATGCAGGTAAGTTTATTGGTAAAGTATATGGGTTTAGTACAGATGGTGCTGAATTAACTTCACAAAATGCACATGATGGTACTACTAATGATGATACAATTCATATTTGTTCAGGTTCATTAGCAACAGTATCAGATGATGGTGGAGAAACTAATGGTATTGGTACTATTACTTCAAGTGTAAGTCTTGCAGGTAAATTAACTGCTGGTGATGTATTTTCAACTGACGCTTCAAGTAGAGGTAGTTCTACACCATTAGGTATTGTTATTACTATTAATGCTGCTGGTACACTTATTAATTATGCACAATTTGGTAGTGCTACTGCTAGTGCTGCTGATAATATTTATTGGGGTAAAAGAGTTTCAGCAACTGTACCTTCATCTACATCTATTCATACAGTTTCACCTAAAACATTATCAGATAATTGGATTGGTCTAGTTAATACAGTTACAGCACCATCAGTAGATATTGAAATGAAACAAGTTAATTTAGCATTAGCAGGTACAAGAAATTATAGTTATCAATACAAAGGAATGGAAACTGCTGGTGAAGCAAGTTTAGATATTAATTTAAATCATGGTTCATGGTTATACTACGCTTTAGGAAATCTAAATTCAATTACCTTAGATAATACACCTTCAACTCATGCTGGAACAAATGCTTTCCAAGTTGCTGATTCTGTTGATAATACACAACATAATGTTTATGCAGGTATTAATACTGATGCTGATGATTATGATACAACAGGACATACAAGTGCTACTAATGGTAAATTCCATAGAGTATTAAAGGGTACACAAACATTATGTCCACCACTATTACCATTTACTGCTGCTGGTAAAATTGCATTACCTGATGTTAGTAATGGATTAGCAAGTGGTCTTGTAACTTATACTTTTAGTGAAAGAAATGATGCGGTATTACCTACATTTGCTTTAGAATTAACAAATGAAAAGGCAAGTAATTTAGGAAGTGCACCAAGAGTAGATAGAAATACATATAATGAAACTGTTTATTCTCAATTATTCCCAGGTTGTATGGTTAATAGTATGACTTTAACCGCAAATGAAAATGAAGAAGTTAAGGGTTCAATTAACTTAAATGTTAAAAGAGCCTTTGAATGTCCTGATGGATATGTTTCAAAAGCCTATGATGCTACAAACAATGATACAACTGAATTCAAGAGATTGTTTAACTTTGGGCAACAAACAGGTAAAGATACAGATGTAACAGAAGCAAGACATTCATTATTAGAACCATTTTACTTTAGCGATGGAACAGTTAGTTTATTCGGTGCTAACTTTATGAAAATTCAAACTGTATCTATGACAATTACAAACAATGTAACTGATAAAAGATACATTGGGCAGTATAACAAACAAATTAAAATGGCAGTTCCAGGTCAAAGAACCTATGAATTAACTATTACTGCACAAGTTACAGATAGAAGAATGTTTGATGAATTAAGAAGACAAAGTGGACACCGTTCTAATTTAACTCTTGAGGCAGATGGAACAAACGCATTAATTCAATTATTATTCACTAAAGAAAACGGTGAAAGAATTAAATTACAATTTGATGATTACATGATTGGTTCAAATGTTTGGCCTATTCCTGATGATAAAGGTCCTATTTATGTAGACTTTAGCATCATGCCTATTCGTGTAAGTACAATGGATGCACATGCAGGTTGGATTATGCAAAAGTAAGATTCAAAGAAATCAAAAAAAAAATAGATATATTCGGTTGGGTGGTAGGTAATTATGAAAAAAGGAAGTATTATAAATGGAAAAGAAAATTGTGAACGACAAAAGCAAGTTATTGAATAAAACAAATAGTGAATTACACTATGTAAAAATTGACCCTGAAGAAGATGAATACATGAAAGTGTGGGTAAAAGACCCTACATTTTTACAATTGGAACAGGCTCAAATGAAGTTATTCAATATTAACGCAAAGGCTCAAGATGTATCAATGGATATTACAGAAGTGTATCATTATCTATTTGAAGCATTTATTGATAAGACAGAACCAGCATTAACACCGCTTGATTTACTAAGATTAAACCCATATGTGGGTAATCAAATCAAGTCTATTTTGCCCGACCCCTTCGGAATGATGGAGGTAGACCCTGATTTAAAAGAGAAATGAGGGATGCATTAGTTAAAGGAAAGGTTGAAAACCCTAAAGTGCTATCTCTCTTGACTCTTTACACACTTAGTAAGGAATTAAATATACCACCTAGCGAAGCCTATCAATTACCCGCAACATTAGTAAAAGAGTTAATGATGACATATGAAATAATAGAAGGTATGAAAGCAGGTGAATTAGAAAAAGTACAAAAAGATATGAAAGGACAAATGAGTAAAATACCAAATATACCGAGATGATTTAAATGGCTAGTGATGAGGACATAGAAGATTGGGTAAAAGGGTTAGATGAAGTAACCCAATCAATGAGAGATGTTTCTCGTCTACAAACAGGTATTATCAAGGGTTTTACTGATATTACTAAAACAAGTACAGCAACAGGACAAGCATGGGTTTCCGTTGCTCGTTTCTTCTCAGGAACAGGGTTTTGGAGAATACAAAATAAAATTAAAGCAATTTCTAATTTACTTCAGGGTGCTCAAATTCTTGAACAAAGAAGATTAAAGCAAGAACAAGAAATGCTTGAAGAAACAATTAAAAGAGAAAAGGCATTAAAAAATGTTGAAAAAGTATTAGAAGCAACAAGTAAGATTACTGATACAGATGTAGATAATACTGCTAGAAAAATTCTTTTTGGTAGTAAATATTTTAAGACACTTCAAATGACTTTAGGTACTACAACTGCTCTTGCTGAAATAGAAACAAGAATGCAAAAGGCTAAAGTAAAAATTATGGCTGCTGAAAAAGACCATGATTCACTTCTTATTAGACAAATGAAAAAGCGTTTAAAAGATAATGATGACCTTTTGGTTAAAAAAGAAAGATTTGTAGAAGTAGGTAAAGAAGAACAAAGAGCACTTGCTAAAATGCAAAGTTTAGAAGAAGAAAAACTAATACTTAGAAACGCACTTAATTCTACTGCTGATGCTGATGAACAAAATGAAATAAATGAAAAGTTAGTAGAAATTAGAAAACAACAAGCAAGTTTAGCAGGTGAATTATCTGATAAAGGTTTTGAATTTAAAGTAGAAGGTAGAAGAAGATACAAAGGTGGAAAGAAAAAAGGTCAATTAGCAAGAAATAGAAAAGAACAAACATTATCAGGTACAGATGTAGATAAATTAGCAGATGCTGGACAAGATTTTACTATTTCGGAGATTACTATTTCTGATGATGATATGAAACAGTTTACCTTTTGGGAAAAACAAAAATCAAAGTGGCGTAAAAGAAGTGAGAAGTTTGAAGAAATGAAACAGAAGGCTGCTGATAAATTAAAAAAATTTAGAACTGGTTTAAGTAAATTAAATCTAAAAATGGTTGGTAATTTCTTTAAAATGGCTGGTTTGGTATTTGGTAAAATTATTTTATTCATAACTTTGTTTGTTATTGGCTTTTTCTTATTACAAAAATTAGGTATATTCAAATATCTTAGAGGAGTATTTGATGGTATAGTAGCAACAATAGGATTTATAGTAGAATTTGTTGGTAATTTAATTTCTGCATTTGCTGAATTTTGGTCAGCAACGGAAGAATTATTTAATGGTGATGGTTCATTTTGGGAAAGACTATTAAATTTTGCAGTAGCATTTGGTGAATTAGCATATCAATTAATACTTGGTGTATGGGAAACAGTAATTGGACCTGCTATAATGGCTCTTATTATTACGCCTCTATTAGAATGGGGTGGTAGATTAATGGAAAAGTTTGGTTTTGCATCAGATAATTTAGGTGCTATGATTGTTGGTGCTATATTTATAGTAATTGCCTTAGTTGTAGCAATTAAATTAATACTAATAGCCATACCTGTTATATTAGCCGCTATGCCTTTTATTATTGTAGGGGCATTAGTTGTTGCTTTAGTAGGTGCATTAGCAACCGCTATTGGTAAAGCATTTGGATTTAAAGCGGAAGGTGGTCCTGCAAGTGGTTTAACTGTTGTAGGAGAAAGAGGTCCTGAAATACTAGATGTACCATCAGGTTCAAGAGTTTATTCTAACCAACAAAGTAAAGGAATGGTTGGTAATACAACCAATATTACTGTTAATGTACAAGGAAGAATAGGTGCATCAGACGCTGAAGTTAGAGATATGGCTACAAAAGTAAGTAAGATTATTTCAAGAGAAATTAATAGAAGTACAAGTTCAGGAACTAGAGGGTGATATAAATGACTAATCAATTATGGAATTACGCACAAATAGATAACAATATACAAACAGATAATTCGCAAGGTATTCAACATATGGTTTTTGTTAATACAAGAGCAAGAAGTAAAGATAGCACTACCTTTGAAGCAAATAGAATTGGTTTAAAATGCGAGTCAATTAGTATTAGCACTTCAAAAACTGTTCCAGCATTACCTGTTCCTGGAATTGGTGCAGTTACAGGAGAAGCACAAACACTAGCATTAGATTTAGGTATGTGTCAAAAAACTGTTTCATTAAGCGGTTTTATTACAGACCAATTTATTACAAAACAATTTAAGCAGAATTACAAAAATGAAGCGAGAACTTCAAGTAATCAAATGTTATTAAACCCAAGTGTATTTATGACCGCCCATGAAGTAGCACAGTTATTACATTCAAGTGTAGATTCTTCAGCATTTCAAAGCACACAAAATATGAATGAATTAATTATTCTTATTCCTAGTAGAGTTAATCACGAATATAAATATCATCAAGGTTTAGACGAAAGAGCCGCACAGGATTTAGGTAATAATCCTACTTCATTTACGGCTATTGAAAATCTACCTTTAATTCCATTTACTTACAAAGTTAGAAGTCAAGATAATGCAGGTAGTATTTATGCAGTTTTTCCTGATACAGATGAAGGAACAGCATTTAGCAACTTTGCAGAACCAATACATAGCAATACTGAAATTCAAGGTATGAAAGGGTTCATTAGAAGTTTCAATTGTACCTTTGATGCTAACAGTACATTTGTTCAATTTACAATGGACTTTGAAGTAGCATTTGTTGTAGGGTGATATTTTTGAGTAATTATAACGCATACATGGGAAGCCAAAAGGCAATCCAATTTCCTGTTATGTGCGATGGAAATATTACAATAAATTATAGTAAAAATATTGCTGAAACGCCTTATGGTATTTGGGAACATGAGGGAGATTTTACAATGGAATATATTTTTACTCCTTATGATATTAACGGGGCAGGTACAAGAACAACCAATAATAGCCCTGCTCACCCTGATGGTATTTTAACTTCACAAAAAACTATGCCTGCATATAAGCAAGCAACATATATTGGACATAGTTCAGGAGAAGGGGCTTATCAAAGTGAAAAATATTTACCTTTAAATCATAGATTTAATTGGGATGGTACAGGTTCAAATCATAAAATGATGTTATTTAAATCACAAAAATTAGAATTGTATTTAGAAAATACAACTAAACATAATGATAACCAGCCTGCTGAATATAGAATTTGTTGTAAAATGACTATTACTAACCCATTTACATTAAACAGTCCAACTATTATTAGAGCAAGAGATACTAATTATACACTTACAGATGATATTAAATATTTAGGTTCAATTCAAAATATGGTTGATACAACCGTTTCACCATCAAGTTCTACACAAATGTTATTTACAGGAGATATACAATTTACAGATTCAGGACATAAACAATTAGTGCATGAACAAATGGAGTTATTTGACGCTAATGGTGTATTTATGGGTACAATAAAAAATATAACAAACTTTAATTTTACTATTGATACTACCGTTTCAGGATATACAAAAGCACAATATGATGCTACTGATGGTAAAATATACAAGAAGCCTTTGTTAGAAGCACCTTATTTAGAAGGTCTTTATCATTTAGCATTAAGTTTTGATGACGCAACAGGTAAAATAAGTTTATTTTTAAATAATGTTGAAATAGCATCGGCAACTCATACAGATAGATTATCTCCTAACTTTATTAAAACTAATTTTACTTTTGGTACTGATAATATATTTATTGGTAAAGACGCATCTTTAAGTTATCCTGAAGATAGAAAAACTCAATTTATGGGTGAAATACATGAAATGGCTATTACTAATTCTTATTATAGTGATTTTAGTTCTTTATACACTTTATTACCACAACATAGAAATTTATTATTATACTTAACATTTGAGGAGGAAGATTAATGACTGATACATATGTATTAAATGCTGGACAAACTGCTTACAGTAGTGCAGATGGAACATTTGGAAACAGTCAAACTAAAACATCTATTAACCCTGTTATTGTTAATGAGAACTTGACTCTTGATGAATTGACTAATTTAACATTTTATGAAATTAGAACGGATAATTCAACACATTCTATACATGATGATGGTGCTAGTGTTTTTAATAGAATATTACCATTTAATACAACACAGTTAGATGTATTATCTAATGCACAGAATACAACAGAATATAGATTAAAATTGCCTGCTGGTACTACATTAACAATGGATGCTAACTATGATTATTTTGTTGTAATATATTCTACTGAAGATTTTACTGTTGCTAATTTAAACACGCACAAAAATAAATTACATATTGCTAAAATTACAGAACAAGTACAATTTGATTCTGCAAATGATGGTATTGAGTTTAGTCCTAAAGTTAGTCATACTTTACCTGTAAATACAAAATTTGCTATTTATAAAGGACCACATAAAACTAATGATACAGAAGTAGTAGCAGTAGCATATGGTTTATTAGGTAACGGTGCAGGAGATTCAGATAAAAGATTTGATTTATATTCAGTAGTACAAAAGCCTCATTTTTACTTTTATGATGAAAGATTAAATAATGCTGGACAATTAAATTACTTAACTAAATATCAATTAAAAAGAAAATTTTATGAAAGTAATAGTGATAGAAGTGAAGAAGATACTTCAGTTTTTTTAACACAACCAAAAGCAGGTAGGGTAATAGTAGATAGAAGTCCTTATACATATAATGTAAGTTTAACAGATAACCTACATACTAATGATATTCAAGTAAACGCAGTAGGTAATACTGCTAATGAAATTAATCAAAGTAGTTTTGCTGTATATTCAGATACATATACATTCCAACATCATAATTGGATAAATTGTTTTAGAAATGGTTTTAGAGCACAAAATAATCAAACTTCTTCTAATGATACAAAAGGTCCTAGAAGATATATAGAATATGTTTCTTCTCCTGAAAAGGCAAATATTTTTCCACATCTATTAGATTTAAATGTATTTACTACAATAAGTAAAAGTGGTACATATTCAGAAATTAGATTTGCTGACCCTAATAAAATTATAGATAAGAAACTTAAAGAATATGATTCATTAAAAGTTAGAAATATATTATTTGAAGAACAATTTACTAATGAAGCAGATGCTCAATTGCCTGGATTAGCATATTATAAAACAGCAAATGTAATTGAAATTAGAGGTTTAAATAGTAAACAAAATTTAGGATTTATTTCAGGAGAACCTAATTATTTAGTTAATGCTTCTTCAGGAACAAATGTAGAAATTATAAGAATAGGAAATTATCATTATAAAATTGCTAATGTTTCTGATATTGGTTCTTTAACTTTAGATGTTAGCACACAATTATTTACTCAAGATATAACTGTGAGTCATTATAGACATATTAATGATACTTCATGGTCATCAGGTGGTTTACAAGATATTAATAATATTAATGGTGTTGAATATTATAGAAAGAAATGGTCTTCTATTACAGGTAATCTATTAGTTAGTTTTAATTTAAATGCTAATTATACTTCTTCTATTGAATTAATTTTAAAAGATAGAGAATATTCAGGAAATAGAATTACTTTATCTACTATTAATGAAGATAGAAAATTAATTGTTCCTAATAATTTACCAACTAGTTTATATCAACCGTCTTTAACTAATAGTTATTTGGATTATTTTTCAGGTAGTTTTATTGTAGATAAAATAATTTTTAATGGTTCAGTAGAATACATGGAAGATTATATTGAAGATGGACAATTAAAATATGTAGTAACAGGTAGAGATAATATACATAAATTATTAGGACCCGTAGTAAATAAAAATTATTTGCATTCCAAAGATTATGTATATAGTTCTAAATCCCCAATTCAACAAGTAGCGGCTTCTGATGTTAAATTAACTGATACACCTATTGGAAGCACTACTGCTACAATATTTATAGGTGCTGATTATACAGGTTCTAATCAAGATTGGTTAGGTAATAAAACTGCCCTCTATCGTTCCGATGGAGTATTAATAGGAGTAGTTAAAAATATAGTTATGTCTACAATTACTTTTTACGAGCCTACAAGAATAGATTATGTAAGAACTACTCATGGTTTTATTTATACCAATACTAATTCTGATTATTTAATTTCAGGTACAAGTATAAGTGGTTCAACTGATGGTGCTAAAAATATATTAAATGCAAGCGGTAAAGGTATTTTCTTTACAGGTGGATTAAATACATCAGGAGAAGAATTAGTTTATAGTGCTGCTACAACAGGTGATTTTTCTTCAGGGTATGATATAAATGATATTAGAGGCATTAGCACAGATAACCCATTTATGTTTAGGTTAGCAAATGAAACTACTTCTTCTGTAACTTACTTTAACCAACCTACTGTATCTTCATTAACAAATTATGATGTAGTTAATATTAGTAAAAATAGTACATCAAATACAACAATTACAATAGCACCTGTAAGTCCTTTTATATTAGCAAGAGTAGATTCTAATTCAAATGATACGGCACATAGTAATACTTTAGGTATGTATTTCTTAAATACTCAAAGTTTATCCAATGGTGGTTTATTACAATTAGTACATAATAAAACTTATACTGCTGAAAATAGTAAAAAGAAACATATAATTTGGAAACATGAAAATGATAATTATGGTGTTCCTATTTATAGATACTTTGATTTTGGTAAAGGTGGTAAATCATCGTTATGGAAAACTAGAATAACTGGTAACTCAGCATTAGGTTTTAGGTCTTATAATAGCACATATGCTAATTCTAAAGGTTCAGCATCAGGTTTTGCTAGAGCATTTAAATTTAAAGAAGGTTTTACTTCAGGTAATAGTCCTACTATTATAAGTCCTTTATTAGAATGTCCTAGTATTTTTGATACTACTACTGAAACAGCATTTAATTTAAGATATTTCCCTCCTGATAATAGAGGTACAATGCCTGTATTAGGTAGCAATTGGGCTGATTATCATATGTATGATAGTAGTAAAAGTATTACACAACCTGTATATTCTAAATTAAGACAAGATAGTAATGGTTCTGTTGTTGAAATGTCTGGTAGTACATCAAGCACAGGAGATACTAATGCTTTAGGAGAAATTACACATACAGTTGGTTCTTACAATTATAATTTTATTTTACCTAAGCATACATATTTTTCAGGAATGAGTAATAAAAATATAGATAATTTTGTTAGACAAATGAGAAATAAATTAGATATTTATACACCTTCATGTACTCAATACCACATTTATTCTCCTTGTGATATTTACTCAGATAGTATAAATAACGAAAATCATATAGGGTATTCAAATTCTAATTATTCATTTGGTGATTTTAATATATTTTTAGAAGGTAAAAATTCATCTAAAAGTAATAATATCACACATAATCATTGGCAAGGAAATGTTTCAAAACAAATCAAATTTAATTCTGATTATAATCACTTTCCTATTGTATCGGCTAGTATTACCCCTTCATCAATGAAAAGATTTACTTTAGGTAGATTAATTGAATGTGGTTTTGATATGTGGTTTAATCCAATAGATGTAGAAAATCCATCTTATGAACCTGTTGAATTTGATTTTTTTGTAAACGCACTAGTAACAAGAAACGCTGCTAATAGTCATTATTACAATTATAGATTTTCAAGTACACCATATAAAATGTTTAGAATGGCAGAAAAAACATCTGTTAGAGTGTTAGAAGATGTGTCAATTGATGAAGAATATATTACTGTTGATGAAGGAGATTGG